GAATTATAAGACATAACATCAAGAAGAACATTGATGTTTGAACCATCAAAATCGTAATCTTTAAATACTGATTGCGTTTTTAAAAATTCTTTAAAATTTTCTTTTAATGTATCAAAATCAATAGAACTTAGTGTTAGTGGGCTGTTTGTGGCCATTTATCGAACTCTTCTTAAAATGTACTCAAATGTTATTTGTTCTGGACTATTTATTGTATTGTACACAATCGATATTTTCACTTCATTTTCGTTATCGCCCAAAGAAACATCAACGCCGAGCAAATTTACTCTTCTTTCGTTGTTTTTAATTGTGTTTTCAATGTAAAATTCTACGTCATTTAAATTTTCACCATTGTTGAGTTCAAATAAAGTCGCAAGAACATTAGAACCAATATACGGTTGAAATAATCTTTCACCCAAATTCGTGAGAATTAAATTTTTCAAAGACTGATTTATCGACTTTTCATTAATTACTCGAGCTAACTGATCGCCAACAGGAGTTTTTGTAAAACTTGTGGTGAAATCAGAGTAATACTCTATTTTTCTATTGTTACCACCAATTAAGGTTTCTGCTCTAGAAAGTCTAGTCATTATCCACCTGCAAATACGTTAGATGAACCAGCCGCCACAGAAGTACAGCCGGCAATTGCATCACCAATTCTACCAGCGCCTTTACCGTTAACAAATACTTTCGAAGAACCAACAGCTATCGGAGCTGCGTGAGGTCTACAAGGATCTCCAGGGAGCAAATGAACTGTATTATTGTCCCCTTGTCTAGACCAAGCTCTACCATTAACAAAAACATTAGGGGAGCCTTGCGCTCTTACCATACCTGAGCAATGCGAAACATCTGCATCACCTATTCTAGTTGCTGCTGGCATTAATAGTAATCCTGTAAAAAGTTATATCCTGCTGATACATCATTATCTACAAATTGAGAAAAAACGAAAGTGTTTGATCCTGCACTATGAGTGACATTTACTGTGTAAGTTCTTGTTATACCTTCAGAAGGGTCTTGATTGACCTCGAATAAATCTTTGTTTGCTGGAACGTCAGAAAACTTGTAAACCACGCTAGGAGTCTGTAGTTTGTCGCTACTTCCTTTTTCTACATATTTTACTTCATCTTGCCCAAACGCTGTTGTGTGCTTGCCGCTTATTACAACAGTAGAAACTCCGTTAGTAACTAAAACCTCGCTATCTACAAACCCCTTTACGCAATTAGCACTGGATATTACTTCGCCAGCATCAGCAGAAAAAGTAATAGTCTCGGTAAATGTTTGATATCTTTCAACGCTAGTCAGTACAGAAGCTGGAGAAGCTATTATTGGCAATTTTTTTCTTTCTTTAACAATTCTTTTAGTTTTTCATTCCAACTATCAATTTCTTCATGTTGTTCGTGTGTGTGCGGACCATCAGGTATGTCGGGTAAAAATTTAATAAGGTTATCAAATTCTTCAGGTATATCTTCATATTTATCGTAAGTTTCTAAAGTTCCATTTTTTAAAATAACAAATTGATGAGCCATATATCCTCCATCAATTTAAGTCAATACGAGGAGAAACCATTTTTATACTTCCGGAAGTAATTTCAATATAAGAACCACCACCAACTTCTAGTCTAACTTTAGAAGGTTCAACTGTAACTTTTGACTGATTTCCAACCTGCAATAAAACTTTAACATTACTATTAGCGATTAAGTCGTCAGCAGAAGTCATTAAGTGAAGCTTGCCTTCACTTACTTGTAAGTCAAAATTACCTTTACTAGTATGAATGGCGTAATCGCCTTCCTCAATCATGGTAACTTTGTTACCTTTGACTGCTTCTACCTTATCTTTTTCGTATGCAGAATGGCGATGTCCGGAAAATTCTTCTGCAACGTCTCCGTCTGTACCATTAAACGTTTTAGACTCTGATCTTGGTCCGACTGTAAATGTATAATAAGAACCTGATATTGAAGAATATTTACTGTTTGTAGCGGCTTCAAAGCTTGATTTGCTCGAAACACCTTTGTCTCCTGTACAATTTTCACGATAAGTAGAATCTACACTAGTGTCTTTATGGCCATCTGTTTGTGAAGAACAACCACCTGCTGTATATCCTCGAATTTCTCCAACGCATAAGTTTGTTACGATTTCTTTTTTGTTTTTATCGTATTGCGTAGTTCCATAAGAGCCTGTAGCAGAAACCTTCTGTGTGCTAAAATCCTCTGGTTTGTCAGGATTAGCATATTTGAAGTTTTTGCTGCCGAGGATGTCTTGTTCGCCAGTAACCCAACCTTGTTCTGGAACAATTTCATCATCCCAACCGTGCTTAGGTAATTTTTTGTTAGTATCTACCATATTTTAACTCGTAATAGTGTTATATAAAGATTTCACGTGTTCTGTTGATTTTACAACAGTTTGTGCAGCGGAAACTGCACTAGAGACAGAAGAAATAGAGCTTACAGCACCAACAGCTCCGGAAACAGCCCCTACTGCACCTGATACTGCACCAACAGCTCCAGAAACAGCACCAACCGCCCCTGATAAAGCTCCTACGGAAGAAAGTAAACCTGCTGCAGCAGATAAAGGTTTTGCTGCTTCTCTTGCCTTATCTTTTGCTTGTCTTAATTGACCAATGTTTTTCATGAAAGATTCATGAGATTTTTTAATACCACCTTGGTTTAACACAGAAATAGGCAATTGAAGAGATTGTTGCAAGTTAGCTATTTTTCCAGCATATCCTGCTAATTGCATCAATACGCTCATTAATTGCTTTGAAGAGTTTTTGCCACCTGTTTTTTCAGCAGTATTATTTTCTATTTGGGATTCTTGACTCAACAAAAGATCATTTAATTCTGGAGCAGTCAAATTATTTTCTATCACAAAAGGCTCTAAAGCTATGGCCAACTTTTTTTCAGCATCAGAATAAACCTCTTCGCTAGAAGAAGTATAATATGGATCGCCTATTGTTCTTTCTGTAAAAACAATATCAGAACCATCTTGAGAAATCCATTCAGTATAACCAGGATACGGATCGTTTTCTTTTGTATAATATTGCTGAACGTATAAATCTGGAACATCAGTTACTATTGGTGATGGTGCATCTCCAATCGTTGTTACTGTCTCATAAGTTGTTTCTGGAATATTTCCCTCACCATAGGTCAAATAATTTTTGTAGAGGTTTGCCAATGCGTTTTTAACAACAGATTGATAACCTTTGTCTATGAGCTTGACACCGTCATTTTGCAGCGCATTGTTGAAAACTAGAGTCAGATATTCAAATGTATACTTGTTAGACAATATAGCTAACGCACCAGACAAAGCATCCTCGACAGTTTGTTTTCGAGTAGATTCAGATGCACCACCAGCGGCAGCAGCAATTTGTCCTAACATCTGATACATCTTCGGGGCTATAGATGACAAACCTTTAGGGTCTACTGCAGCCATAGCAGCTGGTAAATCTTTTAATCCTTTTTTAGCGTCCGCAGTTGTTGGCTTGTCTCTGTTTGGTGCATTAGGAACTGCATTACCTTCATAATTTTGCTTGCCATCTTCCTTTGGTTTAGGAGGTGTTGCATATGGAGGATAATCTTCAATTCTGACTTTTTTATTTATAGAAAAATTAAATGATTTTCCAGCATCTAATTGTGTTAAATTATTGTAAATAGCCATTATTTCAAACCTTTACTGTGACTGGATTATCATTTGGTTTAGAATTATCAATTTTACCAGCCGTTTGTGTATCTGATCTTTTTCCTATACCATCTTCATCTGGCAACTCGCCTCTTCCCAAAGTACCAAGAATTATTGGATATTGTTCGCCTTCATCATCATCCAAATAAGTTATCAAAACTCTAGAACCTGGAATCATACCTGCAGGTATAATACCTACTCCTGCAGTTGCAGCAGATGTTATTGGGTGAAGTGGGCATGCCCACTTCAAATGTTCGTCTTTAATATTTTGTTCATCATTTTGTCTATTGTAGATACGTATTTGACAATGACCTGAGTTGCTAGGATCTTTATGTGGTCCTTGTCTTACTTCTGCAATTAAAAACTTAGCCATTAAGCACTGCCTCCACCGCCTTGAGAAAAAGATGCTTTCACAACTTTTAACACTTGAGTATATCTAGGTGTTTTACCTGCTGGTTTTATTCTGTGTCTAACACCTACTACTAAAACTTTATCATTGAATTGCATTTCATTACCACCGCCTAATCCTGCATCTACTTTTTTGGGTATTTGCAAAGTTATCATTGAACCTAAAGTTATATCTGGATTTCCTGGTATTTCTAATTCAGCTGAATTTTGTGCCAAATGAGAAAGAAATTCAGCCCTTTTTGTTTTAGCGTCAGCTGGTGTTATTCTTTGTTCTTTTGGTTCATTTAGTTTACTATATATTTTTCTTTGCGGAACAACATTATGATTTGATGTTTGCCCTTGATATACTTCTTTACCTGGTAAAACAAATTTAGTTTGTTTAGGGTCTGTTTGTACGATCTTATGTGTAGTAAGATTTATAGTTTGTTCTGAAGATTTTGTTAGATGTCTAGAACCACTAAAAAAAGACTCGCCGACGTTCATCCACATTATAGAATTTCTTTTATCTTCTTCAGTAGAGGCAGAGGTATCAAGAACTGTTGATTGTTTTATCGTTGCTACTGGGCTTTGTTGGAATAACTTTTCGT